TGTAGCAGGTTTCTTGTTTAAGACAAGTTGATACTCATAGCCACCTTCTTCTGTTGATGTAGGGGCATCAAAGTATTCGTAGGTTATATCAGGTGTTTCAAATTTTATTTTATCGCCTTCAAAAGTTAAGTCTTTATCTTTTTTTTGGATAACTTCTAATCCTTTTGGTTTAATAGAAAATTTAGCTTTACCTTCCCAGCGTGTTATTTCTAATTTTGGCTCAAATTCTGGTTTTGTTTTATCTCCTAAACTAATTGCAACGCTGTTCTTATCAGGTGCAGGTATTTTTAATTCATTTCCGTCTAACTGATACTTTGACTTTATCTTGTTGTCAGCCAACGCAAATTTCTCAACTACCTTTTGAGTTGATATTCCATCGTAAAGCAATCCACCTTTCTGAAACTGTGTTTCCCCTGCTCCAAAAGCAACAACAATAATGCCTGTTGCTATGAGCCACTTCTCAAATCTCTTATATAATTTGTATAGTGTTTGTTTTATCATTTCCAATCTTTACTTAATTGACATTTAAAGTTTTTAGTAGAATTGTTACCTGCTGTCGTCCTATATTTACAAGACAACAAACTCTCTGTTGATGTTCCATAAGGAAGTGAAGGTAAAAATCCACCTTCAAATGCTATATTGCTAGCAAAAGATAATGTCGTTGTAACCGAACTCCCTTGAAATATCCTAATATCAAGATTGCCGTTTAATGGTGGGTTTACGATTGATAAAACTGATGTTGTGGTTGCAATCTCAACTCTTGCCATATTTGAGAAACAAGGTTTTGTTGTAGAAGCAAAGTCAATTGTTGTTGTGGCACTGGTAGATGTCCCATAGTCGCATTCAGTATTAGAACCCATAAATCCACCTAATCCTATCGCAAGTGTAGAGGTGTTAATAGTCATTGCTATTCCAGCAGAGAAGTCTGTTGATGTGGCGATAGTAAATTTACCTGTTGAATAATCGTATCCTAAACTCATTGCTTGCGTTCCATTATGGGTAAAGTCTATTGCTCCATCTCCTGCACCTGCTGTTCCAATATAGGTTGTAGTAGCAGAAACATCCCACCAGAAAGGTGCTGTTGCTGTGGCAGTAGAGCCAAGAGCAAAGTCATAGGTTGCCAAAGTTGATGTAGGTAAAATTAATGATGGTGTTGTGGTTACAAATACTGTCGTTCCACCACCAGAAGAACCCCCTTCGGAATTACACGATATTTTACCTGTTGCAGATGCGTAAGTGCAGTATTTAGTATCAGTCATCGTTCCATTAACTCTATTATGAGCAATATCATAGTTAGTTGTAGATGCTATTGTAGGAATAATATAGCCAGAGGTTAAACTGAAAGCCTGCCCTATTAAATCAATTCCTGTGATGCTTTCTGTCGCTGTGGCGTGGGCAAATGAATAGGCATTTAAACCTTTAACATAAGCCTCGTCCCATTTAGAACTTGAAGCGTTAACTGTGTTATATGCTGTATCCCAAGTAAGCATTCTTGTCGTTGTTGGAATCTCATATCCACTTGTCAATGAAAATGCCTGTCCAGTTAAATCTATGCCTAATATTGATTCAGTTGCAGTAGCGTGAGCTTGTGAATAGGCAGACAAACCTTTTACATAAGCAATATCCCAGTTAGAACTTGAAGCATTTACAATATCATAGGAATTGTTCCAGTTAGTAGATGAAGCAGTCAAAGGAATACTGTAATTAGTTGCTGGTTCTATGTTATCTCCATTAAGTTGTATTCCATTAGAAGCAGTTAAATTTGTATAACTGCTAATATCTATAGCAGAACCGTTCCAAGTTCCTGATTTTACTGTTCCTAAGTATGAATTGGTTCCCACTGTTAAATTAGTCGTTGAAGCATTAGTATAAGTTAATTTAGTTCCCCAAATGTTTGTAGCAGTCCAATTAGTAGAAGAACCATTTCCAACAGTTAATAAATCAGTTGAAGTATTATAAGTAAATCTAACATCTTGCCCAAATCTTGAAGTAGAATATCCAAAAAATATTCCATTTGTTTTAATAGTACTTGTTCCAATTCCACCGTAAGTTGTTGCTAATATTCCAGCATTAAAATCATTGCTTGCATCTAAATTTGATATTGTTGTACTATCGTGGTTATGACTATTGTCTGCAACTGTTATTGCCGATGAAGTTCCTGAAACATCGCCACCAAATTCAGTAGAAGTTGTTAAAAAGTAATTTGAAGCAATACTTGCAACATTAGAACTTAATTGTAAAGGATATGTCCAAGTATCCACTCTCTTTGTATAAGCATCTGTCCAAGTGCTAGAAGCCGTATCTAATTGATTCCATTTTGTAGCACTTGTTATTCTCGCATCTTCCAAAGTTCCAATCCATTGTGGAGTTAAGGTTATTCCTGTTGTATCTACTAATACAGCTATTCCTAAATTAGTATCTGATGATGTAGCAAAGTTAAGAGTTGTAGTGGCATAGGATTGATATGCTGTTTTAAATGTTGTAGTTGTAAATCCACCACCAGCTCCACCTTCAGAATTACACGAAATCTTACCAGTAGCCGAAGCGTATGTGCAGTATTTTGCATCTGTCATTGTGCCTCCATAAATTCTGTTATAGGCGTTTGCCCATTCGGTGCTTGATGCTGTTAATGGTATTCCATAGCCACTAGATACTGTTGGGGTAAAGGTAACAGCAGATGTTGATGTTGTAATCGTCAATCCAATTCCCGTCGCTGTTCCTGTGGCAAATGAAAATGTAGTAGTAGCAAAGTTGTTAATAGATGTTGTAGTAAATCCTGATGATGCAGAAGGGTCAGTATTGCAGTCAAAATATCCTCCTGCATTCCAAGTGCAAAGTTTTGTTGCAGTTAAGGTTCCTTTTGTAGTTCTATTATGTGCTATATCCCAATTAGAAGAAGAGGAGTTAATTACACTATAAGCAGTATCCCAATTTGGTGCTGTTTTAATAACCTTATTTGAACTTGAGGCAAATTCAGTAGAACTTGCATCGGTAACTAAATTATAACCAGATGCGATACTTGCTTGAAAATCGTGATTATTAGCTGATGAAACAACCTTAAACGATAATCCTGTTCCAGTTGTGGTAGAAATAGTTTGTGTTGCACCAGTCTGTCCTGCTAATGATGATATACCGGCTGTTCCTCCTTCTGATGTACAAGAAATTTTGCCAGTCGCTGATGCATAGGTGCAGTATTTTCCGTCTGTATAAGTGCCATTATATACTCTGTTATGAGCTTGATTCCAAGCTGTTGATGAAGCATTTACATAAACAGTCGTGTTATTCCAAGCCGTTGTAGAAGCGTCTGTTGGTATGTTATAGCCACTTGTAAGCGAAAAGTTTTGTCCTGTAAGGTCAATTCCTGTGATACTTTCTGTTGCTGTTGCGTGTGCTTGTCCGTAAGCACTAACACCTTTTACATAAGCAATGTCCCAGTTAGATGATGATGAGTTAACGGTATTATATGCCGTATTCCAATTGGTAGTTGAAGCACTTAAAGGAATAGCGTATGTTCCGTCAACACTTAAAGTAAATGTATGAGTATCGCCTGATGATACTATCTTAAAGTCTAACCCTGTTGGTTTTGTTCCAGTTGCAAATAATTGTGTTGCTCCTGTTTGTCCTGCTAACGATGTAATGCCAGTAGAAGGCGTAGAATTACAACTTATTTTTCCTGTGGCACTGGCGTAGGTGCAATACTTTCCATCACTTAAAGTGCCATTTACTCTGTTATAGGCTGTATCCCAGTAGGTAGATGAACTGTTTACTGTGTTATAAGCCGTATTCCAATTAGTTGTGCTTGCAGACAATGGTATAACATAGCCAGTAGTAAGTTGTAAATCTTGCCCGCTAAATTCTAATCCAGCAACACTTTCGGTAGCAGTAGCGTGGGCATAGGAATAAGCTGTATCCCATTTACCAGCGTTCTTTATTACTCTGTTAGATGATGATGCAAATTCTGTTGAGGAGGCATCGGTGATAAGATTGTATCCTGCCGCAACGCTAATCTGCGCCGCACCGCCAATTACTTGTCTTGTATTGTCAAAAGAAAGTCCCGTTCCTGCCGTAAGGTTTCCAGTTGTTAAAGTTGATTGTAAGCCCAAAGTTGATGTTGCACGGCATTGTATTACTCCACTTGCATAGCCAACAAAAACATCTCCCAAAGCACAGGTAGTAGTTGGCATTTGATTGCCGTTTAATGTCGTTGTTCCATTAGCTCTTAAAACTGTTGTAGTGGCATAGGTAGTTGATACTCCTGTAAAAATAGGTGTTGCTGGGAAGTTAAATGTATGTGTATCAGCCGAAGAAATGACATAAAAAGCCGTTCCGCCTGTTGTTGATGCAAAAGATTGTGTCCCACCAGTCTGTCCATTTAAGTTTGTAATACCTCCTCCTGCTCCTGTATCATCTGGCTTATAATTCCAATATGTTCCGTCCCATTTTAAAATATATCCAATAGAAGGCGTTTGAGTTGTGGTTACATTTCTACCTCTTATCTTATCAATCATTAAAGAAGATGAAGTTCCAGATATATCCCCTGCAAAGACAGTAGATGTTGTAAGTGCGTCGGCACTTCCTCCTCCTAAACTTCCCCAATTAGAACCATCATATCCTTCAAAACTTCCACTATTGTATCTAATCGTTCCTGTTGCTGTGCTTGTGCTATCTCCAACAGTTATTCCTCTGTCTAAAATAAGATTAAGGTTTCTTACTCTTGGCAAAATCGATGTTCCTGATTGGTAAAACATAGGCATAGGAGACAAAGTATCTCCTAATGGCTTGTTAAACCAAGTCAAAGGGTTATACCACTCTGCAAAAGCGACATTTGCAACTAATAATAATGGAATTACAAAATAAAATATCTTTTTCATTTTAAGTTATATTTCTTTTTAATCTCCTCTAATCTCTTTTTTTCTGGGTCATCTTGTTCTTTTTCCAAAGCTACTGGAAAAACTGCTGTAAATTTTAAGTTTTTGCTAAAATCTTTTAAGTTATCTGGCATTCTATCAACTGCTTCAACTAAATCTTTTACTACTTCTTTTGCAAATTTTTCAAATTTATCTCCAATTTTTCCTTCCATACCGTTAATCTTGCTCTCTATTCCGCTTAAATCCATCTTTTCTGGTTTGTTTTTTGATATTTCTTTGATTAAAGTTGATTTTATCTCGTTAATAGACGACAAAATCCCAGAGTAATCTGGGTTTTTTGGTTTGTTTTCTTTAATAAGCTGTTCTAATCCTCCCAATCTGTTAAAAAGTGGCACTAAATCTATTTCTGGTGTTGGTCTTGGTATCATTTCTAATTCTTCCTTGATTATTTGTCTTACTTTCTTGTAATCAATCTCCATTCCAAATCCTCCTCCAACAGTTGCTCTTGGGTCTCTTATGACATATTGGAATTTCTCTGTTCCGTATATTCCGTTTATGGTTGTATAGCCACTGTCGTCATAAGTTGTAACCAAAATGTCTACATAGGTTTCATCTTGATAATAGGGGACTGTCCAATTGTAATAAAAATAACCACTTCCAGCATCAGTTAGATTAACTGTATCTATTGTTTCTCTTGTATTGGCAATTTTTATTACTGCTCTTACATAAAAAGTTCCGCCATTTAAGGTGTCTTGTATTTGCTTTGTAATTGGCAATACCTTTGCGGGAGTGATTTGTGTAGCCATATTATTCGGTGCATTCGGTTATATAAACAGTTCCAACACTTCCTCCAACAGGTAATGCTTTTATAACTCCGTTATAAAAATTATCTTGTGTTATTTCGTATCTTCCACCTGCTTGTATGATAGTTCCTGCGGCAGTTGCTGTTGAGTTTGCCATATTCAAGTAAACGGCAGGCGAAGTTGATGCAACATTAATAGACACATATTGTCTTGCACTGTTGCCCGCTAAAATAGTTGTTGCTCCTGATGTTGCAACTGTTGATGTTGTATTTGTGCAAGTAACCAATCTAATTTGGTTCGTTACTGCTCCTAACTTAACATCTTGCTTAACTGCAAATCCTATTACTGCTAATGCTAATAAAATTAAAATTATATTTTTTATTTCCATATTTTATGTGTGGTCTTTATTTCCACAATTCTACCCACTCCCTTTCGGGAGCGAGTAGTATGTAGAAACAATCGTTTAATCGCAACCTGTTGGTTTTGTTGAAGTAACGATAAATGTTCCATTTCCAGTAGTTGTTGCAAAGTCAATATAATAGAGAACACCTCCTTTATATTTTCCAATACAACCATCTCCAGTAGTAGCTCCGACAGTTAAGTCGTCAGTAATACTTGAATCTCCTGAATTGGTAGATTTGGTTACTGTTATTTCTCTTGATGAGTTTAATACATCAGTTCCATTAACAGAAAATCCATTTCTAAAATCCATTTTGTCTTGCCAAACAACAAGTCCTAAATTAGGATTATCTACTTTCTTATCAAAAGTAAAATGATAAACTCCTAATAATATTGCGAAAATAACGATTATTCTTAAATAATCTTTAAATTCCATATTATCCTGTTGCTTCTGTTACTTTAACATCAATCATTTTATAAGTTCCCTCGTAAAATGTCTTTGCTTTATAAACGCAATTTGCCAAGAATGTTGTTCCAAGTTTTCCATTTGATGTTTGGTCTCCACTCTTAACATTAACTTCTTTTTGAACAACCATATCAGTGCATTTTTCAATTCCAAAGAATTGATGGATTGTCTCATTTGACCAAACATCCAACACTTCTGATGTGGCGACTGTGACAGATGTTGTTCTACCACCTAACCAAACTGTTATCTTTGTTGGAGCTGTGGCGTTATCAACTGTTGCATACCAATTTCTAACTTTTCTCTTATTGGCAGCACTCAATGAATAATAATTTTTATCGTCTCCTACTCCACCTGCGTTAATCAATGCTTGTAAGTTAAGCAATGTTTGTGCTGTTGATGTTGTCTGCAAAATAGAACCTGCTGTTGTTCCCATTGAAGAAACAAATGTAAATACAACAGAATCAATCGTAATTGTTGCAGAGTTTGAAGGGTTATCTGCTGGTGTCCAAGTTGCTGAATAAGGTAAGTTGTTTGAGACATAAATCTTAAAGTCGTTAAACATACCTTTTGACTTATATCCGTATTGTGTAACTTGGTCTCCTAATTGTGTTTGTCTACCTCCCAAATATGTTAAGAGCTTTTGATAAACTGCTGGTGTAATAACAGCAAATCTATTTCCTTCTATTGCATTTTGAGCAAGTAAGTATCTGTCTGCGTATGTGAATACATCAACAATATTTGTAGATGTAACAGCAAACGGGTCTCCTGCTGTTCCTGCTGCAATATCTCCATTGTCAACATCTGATACTGCGTTTCTAATTTCTAACAAGAAGTGAGCGTCCATATCTTCTTGCAATGCCTTTCTCATTTTTTCAACATAGTGAGCCATCAAGTCATATCTTGATTGGAGCTGTTGTGTGTCATCAACAAAGACATTGATAATTGCAAACCTATCAATAGTCATTGAGTTGTCTGTAATTGTAATATCTTGTGCTGTTGACGCTGTTCCTGCTACATAACTATCAACAGAAACATCACTTGCATAAGGTCTGTGTATAACATCGCCATAGGTTAATCCAGCTTGTTCCTTAAAAGAAGCAATTTCTCTAAAAAGAGTTGATTTTCTCAATGCTTGTTCAAGCAACGATGACCATAGTTCTGGATTGGCGGCACTTGTACTATTTGCCATATTGTTTTGTTAAAGAGCTTACTATCTAACCACCATCATTCCTGTCCGTGTTTTTTCCTCATTATGTTGATAAATTCTTCTGCACTTAACTTTCCTGCTTTGACATCGTCAAAGGTTGCATTTTCTTTATCAAATATTTCGGTTTTCGGAGATGGGCTTGGAGTTTCTGCTGACATTTTCTTTTTTATCGGCTTAAACTCATCAAATCCTTTATAAACTAATTCTGGCGGTGTAGCATATAAGCCCTCTTGTAATATTTTAATCTTTAATTTATTTAATACTTCTGGGGCATTATTGCCGTGTTCTTTTTGGATTAAATCAGATATTTCGCTTACTTGCTTATCAACATACTCAACAAGTTCTTGTTGTTCCTGTTGCTCCTTTGTTTTGGATTGGTATTCGTCTAATATTTTAAATTTATCAGAATACTTGTTTTCTATTGAGCCAATTAGGTCTTTAAAAAATGGTTTAGCACTTTCATCAATTCCATATTGTTCAAATAGTTCCTCTAATTCTTTTGGAGTAGGTTGTTGATTAGCTTGTTTTGACCTCTCTAATTCTCCTGTAAGTTCAGCAATTTTTGCCTTGTATTCCTTCTCTGCTCTTATGTGAGCTGATAATGGAATAGTTTTAATGTTCTTCTCTATCTTTTGCTCTGTTTTAATATCTTCTTTAATCGGTTCTTCCTTTGTTTCGGGAGTTTCCGTTTCAATTTTTGTCTCAGGTTTTTCTTCCTGTGGTTGAGGATTGTCTGCTTCTCGTTTTTCAACTTCGGCTTTTATCATATCCTCTAATTCTTTTTGTTCCATAAATTATTTGTCTTTGCTCTTATGGGAGCAACTTAATTTAGTCCGTTAATGGCGGATAACCATTTCGTTTTTGTCTTGGTGCGATAACCACTTAATTAACCTTTGTAATCTCTTAAAGCTTTCTTTTCTGACATATTGAATAAGTTAGCAGTATAATCTGCCTTTTTCTTGTCGGTGTATTCTCCTATCAACTGTCCTCCCTTGATAACTTGGTATTTTTCGTTAAATTTCACTACTTCAAACCATTGTGTAAAAGGAATGTTTAAACTTTTGATGTATTGTTCGTGATTAAGAGGTTTTGTTTCCTTTACCTCATTTATTTCTACATCTTCTTGTATTTTTTTTGCCATATATTTTTTATTTATTTATTGCGACCTTTTACTTTATTAACAAACTTTTTTATATTCTCCATACTTATTTCTGATAGGCGATAATTGTCTCCTTCTATGGTTATAAGTCCCATATCCAGTGCTGATTTAGTGTCAATTATCCTTGTAGTCTTTATATCCCATCTCTTATCGCTTATATCTGCCATTTTCTTATTTGTTCCTTCAATTAGTTCTCCTCCTGTTGGAAAGGCAACAACATTCCATAATCCATTGTCAGTGTCTATCAATAGCCATTCGCCAGATGTTAGTTTGGTATCACTCTTTAATCTCGGTAGGTTTTTCATAAAAGTTCTTATAATTATTATTTACTTCGTTTTCTATTTCCTTTATATCAGGAATAGCAAATCTCTTTAAAAATGTTCCAAATACTCTTTTGTCTGATATAAGTTGCTGGCGTTTTCTTATGTCTTCATCGTTATTTACTTCTTGCTCGGCTAATATCTCGTTGACATTATTCATTATCCCTTCAAATTCGCTTATAAGGTCTTTAAATTGTGGAAGTTCGTATAAGGACTTAATAGCGTCATAATTCTTGATTTGGTCTTCCCAATTCTCTATTACCTTTAAAGATAAATCGCCTAAATCTCTTTTCTTTATCTCGTTTATTTTGTCTCTTAATTCTTGTGTGTTCATATAGGTTGTTCTATTGGTTGTTCACCTTCTTGCTCTTGTTGTAATTGCTCTGTGTCGCCTCCCATAGGAGTTTGTATGCCTTGTTGTAATTGGGCTTGTAGTTGTTGTCGTCTTGCCATTTCTATATCCATCACTGCTTTCTTTGCTCCGTTCATTTGGGCTATTTCTGATATGGCTTTTAAGTAAGTGTCTAATATAGGGCGTTTCTTTTCTGGTATGCCTTCTGTTTCCATAATCAGCTCGGCAAAGTTTTGGACAAATACCTCATCTGCACTTTGATAAAATTTAGGTTGTTTGCCTTCCAAAATCTTATTAAAGGCGTTTTCGCTGTTCTCAATCTGTTCTTTTGAAGAGTAGTATTCAGGTTGTAAAAACTCTTTAATCTCTCTGCTGTCATACTTGCCCAATTTAAACATTTCCTCTAAAAGTTTCTTTGGATTGGCTTGTTCAATTACCTTTGGGTGATTAAATAACCATTGCTTGAATACTAAATCCTGTTGGTTTTCAAATATCTTTTTGTTGTTGTCCTCAATTATTACATCAAAGTCTGGGTCAGCATCGTCTTTGGTTATCATTTGCATTTCTAATCCATTCTTGCCTAATATCTGCACAGCAATCTTTTCTGATAAGTGTTCTCTTACTCCGTATAAATAGCGTAATCCTAATTGTTTAACAGCTTCCTCGTGGCTTTCGTTTTGATAGTCTTGTTTAGTTGCTGATTGATAAAGGTTCATTTGGTTAATACCAACCTTGTCAGTTTCAGCGTTTCCTTGCACTCCACCTGTTTGTCCGCTTTCTGTTGACCTTATACCTCTTAAAAAGTCAGTTAATTTCATTCCCTTATCAACAATGTCAGGCGTTTCCATTATGCTATATGCTTCTGCTACTCTTCTGCCACTCTTAATTGGCATCCAAAAGTCAGGTAAGTATTGTGGTGGTCTGTCTGTGATGTCAGGGTTAAAAAACCTAACAGGTCTGTTCTGTCTTGTTAAGTTGTTAATTGACTCATTTGTTATTACTCTCTCGGCTTCACAACTTGCTCTTACATCTGTTGCAGGAGCAATAGCCCAAAAGTTGTTTATGTCTTCTTTTGGAGCAAAAGATACATAAGGATATAAATTGCTTTCAAATACATCGGTTAGCTTGCATTGTCTTACAGCAATCTTGCTCTTTGGTTCAAACAAAACATAGTATCTTATTCCTCCAACTGTTATATATGCCTCAACCATTGAATAAGTCTTTTCTAAAAAGGCGTCATTGCTTTGTATTCCTAATATTCTAAATCGTTCTTCTTGGGCTTTTCTTTGGTCGTTTATATCAGTAAAAAAGTCTTTATTTTCTCCTGTAAAGTTTATAAGCTTTTCTACTGCCGTTTTGTCATAAAAGCCATTATCTACTCCGTCCTTTAATTGGCTTTCTGTTTTCATTATTCCAACCTCTCCACAAAATTGGTGTGTTTCAAGGTTGCTACCTCCGTATGGTTGGCAAAAGAAATTAGCAGGATCAACAGCAACTAAATGATGTTTATATCCGTCTGCACTCTCGCTAAATATCTTATAAATTCCAATTCCAGACATAACAGCAAACTTATTCACTCCTCTGTTTATCTGGTCATAATTGGCAAATTGTATTCCTCTATCTCTGTCTGCTAATGCGTTTAATCTTGCTACTGCTTGATTGTCGGCATTCTTATTGGCTTTGAAAACAAACTTCAAGCGTGGCATTCTTGATACATAAGTATCTACATAACCAGAAAGGTTGTTAAGAGGGAAGTAAGAATATCCTAATAACTCCTCTTTTGGCTTGTTGGAATACATATCAATATTCTTGATGTATTCCTTCATTTGCTTTCCTTTTGCATCACAAGAAAAGCCTGTCATAAATGCCTTATATGCTTTCTCTGTGATTTTTGTGTCTATTGCCATTGTATTTTTTTACCTTCGTAATCGCTATTTATTTGATTTTGATATTCTCGAATTTGCTTAAATATCTCTAAACTACTGTCTTTTGATGGTTGTTGTGCTATTTGTAATTGATAAGCGGTTGCATCCATAACATCATCGTTTATTGATTTTGGAAAGGTTAATAACTCGTCCTCTAAATCTTTGCAATCAATGTGATATATACTCCCACTTGAATATCTTGGTATTAAACCTCTAATTCTTATCTCTTTTTGCGTTTGATTATGAACCAATTCTGTTATTGTAAAAAACTTATTTCTTTTTCTTTGTTCTTCTTCTATGAATGGTTTTAATCCTGCTAAATATGCCGTTTTTTCAATTCCTACTGCTTCAAAATTCCTTTTTTCCTGTAAAGTAAAAAGATAATCTGTAAATTCCTTTGGATTTAATCTCATTTTATAAGCAATTAAATTCCATTTGTTCTCTTTATCTACAAAGTTTTCGCAAAATCCTATGTAATCAGCACTATCTTTTTGTGAGTATGCCGTATCTACTGTTAAGAAATTCCTTGTATTTAATTTTAAAACCTCATCTAAACTTCTTTTTTTAAACCATTCCTGTTTAAATTCTTGGTTCTCTGATAATATTGGCACTTGTTGATAAAGTGATGACCAATCATAAATACCTATTGTATTTTTAATATTATTGAGTGCTTGTAAATCATATCTATCTTTCCATAATGGCTCCCCTATGTCTCTATATTTTTCATCTGTATTTGCTATTGCTGGAAAAGTTATAAGTTTAACTCTTTTTGACAATTCTGGGTGATTGAGTATTCTTCCTGCTAAATCGTCTAAATGCCATCTTGTTAAAATAAG